GCCCACATAGCGCCACCATGAACATTAGGCTCGTCATTATCTTCACAATTAGTTTCTTCACCAGTAAAAACTACTTGAAAACTTAAAGATCTATCTGGGATTGTATTTACGGCTATCGCTAGAGCATGTATATACTCGTCATGATATTTTTCATGATTGTGTGTGAATTCTCTCCGCACCCAACACTTGAAGTGTGGAATGTTACTTATCAAATGTGACACTAATTATTTTTTTAATCTTTGTCTTCTTCTGTTTGCGTTACCAGCAATCATGCCACCCTTAGATTTTTTCATGATTCTACCGCCTTTGGACTTCTTCATCATCATTCCGCCCTTAGACTTTTTCATCATCATGCCGCCTTTGGATTTCTTCATCATTACGCCACCTTTAGACTTCTTCATGACTTTTCCACCTTTGGATTTTTTCATGACTTTACCGCCTTTAGATTTACGCATCATGCTGCCGTTTTTTGATTTTTTCTTGTAATGCCCTGGCATTTTTTCTCCTAACTTATCGTTGTGACTTTACGTTTGTCAGACATAACTTTACCACAACCTTTTGCGATAAAGCCACCTTTTTTCATTTTTACTTTATTCTGTTTTGCCATAGCCTTTTGTATAGCCATACCTCTAGCTTTTTCATATTCTGAAAATTTACCGTCCTTATTTAAATCTGCTTTTTTACTAAGTTTCACAAAGCCTCCTTCTTTAAGTTTAGTTGAAACATTTATTGGTTTGCCTTTCCTGTTTGGGTTTGGGTCTTTTCTTCTTTTTCTTTGTACTATTTTTGCTCTTTCTGCTTTCGACATACCTTGTGCTTTTTTCTTTGGTAAACATCTTGGTTTGCCTTCTGCTTTTTTTCTACCACCACATGAGCCAATAATATTTCCTTTGGCATCCATACGAACCCATTCTTGATCTAACCAAGATTGTAATTGTCCTTTGCTCATCTCAACCTATCTTGTAAAACTGCGCCTTGTCCTCTGATAGATACTAAACCACCACGAGATTTTTTGACTTTTTTACCTTTTGCTTTTTTTGCATAATTTGGGTCTTTACAGTATTTCGATGCAGCTAAATTTGCATAAGCACTTGGGTAAACATCAAAAGTTCTTTTAGCCCATGCTTTTCCAGCTGGACATATTTTACCTTTACTTTTTACTTTCTTAGCCATTACTTTATCTTACCATGTTTTCTTCTTACTTTGTCTTTACCTTTTTTAAAAATACTTGCTACCATATTTTTACCCATAACTTTTGCTCTTTGCTCACCTACGGTTAATATTTGTATTTTTCTAGCAAAAGACTTACCAACATTCAAAACTTTTTTAACAGTCTTCCTTGCATCTTCTGGTGTAGCAAATTTTATAGATACAGTATCTTTTGGGTTTTCGTCAGTATATAACCGTCTACCACTACCTTTTGGTTTTTTTCCTGTTCCTACTTTTGGATCCCTTTTTTTGCTCATCTTTAATTATTTTTTTAATTGTATTAGATTGTTTTTTGTGCAGCCTAGATGCTTTGTTAAGTTGTCGTGATACTTTTTTTAGCCTTCTAATCATAATCCTTGTCCTCTATATTTTTTAAAACTTCTTTTCATATTTTTGTTCATAGTAGAAGTACCAAGATTATTATAACCTATTGATGTTTTTTTACCTCTTCTGCCACAAACAGGCACATGATCTCTAGCAAGACCCTTAGCTTTTCTAGGCACTTAGCATCTCCAACGTCTTCTTGCTTGTCTTAATCTTGAGTTAGGATTTTTTGCTGCTTTAGGAAACTTTTTCATTTGTCCAGCTGATCTAGCACAAAATGATTTACGTCTAGCTTTTTCTTTTTTTGTTAGATTTTTCTTTTTAGTGACTGCTGTTTTGAGTTTACTACCAGGGTTGTCTCTTCTGTATTTAGCGACACCAGCTTTTGTCATGCCAGCACCTTTCTTTGTAGGTCTAAAGTATTTTTTAGTTTTTGGTGGTTGTTTGTCTCTTTTACGAGCCATTCAGTAATCCTTAGCCGTATTCTTTTACAAGCTCTAAGATTATTGAGTATGTGTCTCCACTAGAATGACCTACTGTACTAAACAAAACATCTCCTGTTTTTCCAGATCCAGCATTATTAGGAATGCCAGTAAAGTTGTCATAGTATTCGTCACCTGTGCTATCTGCTGGTAAACCAGTTATCAATACATTGGCAGTAGCATCAAAAAATAAATTGACACCCATACCACGACAAGCCCAATAAATTCTTTGTATTGTTACGCCAGTACAAGCATCTCCATTGGCATTTGCTTGTAAAGCAGAAACATCTACTTTTACGACATTACTTTCACCAGTACCATCTGAGACATTAGTGAATTTCAAGACGGCCTTTCTTTGACCGTCCTGAATAGTTTGTGATGTTACTGTATCAGCCATTATCTTTCTACCAACACACTTACATAATCAACAACTAAACTTTTAGCTGCTGCTTCACCTGCTTGAACTGCTAATGTGACTGTAAGCTCTTCATTGTCAGGTAGGTTAGTATTTACTACTCCTACTGGTTCAGCATTATTAATAGCATAGAATACTTGGCTAGAGTTAGGATCAATAAAAAATGATGCCGTTACAAAAGTATCGTTCACCATAGTGTGAATTCCTGCACTCTCAGTTTCTGTAGAGTCCTTTTCAACTACAAAATCTAAATTAGTATCACCATCATCTTTAGTAAAGAAGATGCCATCTGAAACACCATCAATAGCTGTTGTATCGGTTATTGCTAAACCGATTAAAGCATCAGATTGTGTTGCATCACTAAGTTTAAATCTGCATGAAAAGAATGCTCTTTTACTACCATCAATTAAAAATGATTCACCTTTAAGCTGTAACTCTTCTGAGTCGTTATCTGCATCATTAGTGGTAATAATAAGCTGACCACCAGCTCCGCTTGTGATTTGTATAACTTCACCAGAATCGCCACCACCATCTGTTGATGTGATAGTCCAGTCACCTGATACATAGTTTACGAAATCGTTAAAATAACCATAATACGTCTGATCTGACGGATAAGGTTGAAACATAGGTAAGTCCTTTTTGGACTTAGATGCGACAGTATTACCTGCCCATAAAATTTGGTTTTGAAAATGTGGATTAGACATAAGAACTCCTTTTCTTTAAATGGAACACATCATGTGCCTCATTATGCTAATAGGTAAATTTTATATTAGCCTTTACTATATATCAACTGGTAAATCATCTTTACCCTTTTCAAGAGATTTTACTGCTTTGTATAATTCTTGATAAGTATTCTTTATCTTTGGGTCTTTACCACAAATATCTAATAGATCGGCACCAATCATCTCTACTAAACATTTAGCAGAGAATATTTTTTTCTCAATCTCTTCTAGAGATTTTTTTCTTTCGTCCATATTTTTTAAAAAGAATTTTTTAGATAAAGATAAGTTTATCAGTTTTTTTTCTAAAGATGTATAAGAGTGCCAATCTCTTATCTGTTTTTCTGATCTGCCACAACCTTTACAAATAATATCGCCCCAAGTTGTGCTACATCTACCAATACAAGGACTATCAGATAAGGATGTCGACTCTCCTATTATTTGACTTAAATTACTCATGCATCTACTCGAAGTAACATCATGAATATACTATAAGTAAGTTTATGTGTCAAAAAAAAAGGGCGCTAATGCGCCCTATCTGTAATACTGAGTAACAAACTGTACTACGAGTTCGTATTATGCTCCTTGAGAACCATCGACACATCTCCAGTTAGAGAACCCAAATGAGTATCTCTCTCTAGCTTTGTATCTCATGTTTCCTGTATCGAAGTCTCCTTCTAACGAAGTTTGCATTGGAGATCTAACAAAATACTTAAATCCGTCAGGTACATCTGTTTTAAAGAAATATGCATCTGGATCATTTAAGTAATGATTGACTACATATCCCTCTGGTAACATACCTTGATTAACAACAGAGTTAATGTCGTTGTCAGAAGTTCCTACTCTTCCTGGTGAGCTTAACAGTCTATCAGCCACAAATTGAAGTTGTGGTGGAACTATTAATTTTACACCTTGGAGAGCAATATTAAGACCTCTATCATCTGTTTGAGTAGAGATTCTAATAAGTGCATCTTCAATAGAAGTTTCATTCAAGTCAGCGAATGTGGATGCTCTATTAGCAGATGTCCCACCACTTGATAGTGGGTGTGAACTGTTAATAAGAGATACTCCATCACCACCTGGGAATGAACTTGAGAAAGCATTATTCAAAACACTTGCTGCTTTAATTTGCTTAGTATTTGCCATACTTCTAGCTAAAGCCTTTGTGTATCGAGAACCGAGTCTGTCATACAGGTTGTCCTCAACTGCTTCTTCTGTTAAAGCGAATGCAAGTGCAACTGTTTCATGCTCATATCTTGCTGTAAAGCCTTCGTTTGCATTGTCGAATGAAACACCTTCACCCTCTGGTTTTACAGGGGCATTTCCGAAACCAACAATCATTACTTCCTCTTCAAAAGCTCTGTCTGATGATTCTTCTTCATAGATTTCTGCATGTTCATTGTCATAACGTGCATATTCCATACCGAACAAGGCATTTAAGCCTGGCTCTAATTCTTTTGCTAATTGTGCTCTATTTATTGCCATGATTAATTACTCCTTAAATACCAGCGGTTTGTTCATAAGCGTGTTCATTTATCTTTACGATAACATTAATGTTAGCAGAACCTAATTCATTATTTTCAGAATCTTTTGATATACCAACTATTCTATAGTTAGCAGCAGATGATCCTGATGAACTAGCTACTTCAGCTTTTGATTGACCATTTAAGGTCGAACCAGCTGTATACGCTATATCTACGTTTGCACCAATGTCTGTTCTAGCTAAAGAACCAGTACATTGTACTTCATATAGATTTAAAGGGTTATCCTCAACAAAGGCTACAATATCTCCTGTTGCTGTTTGGGCAGCAGGGAAATGAGCAGAGAATTCTACTTCTTTGCTACTTGAATTAACGAATTTACATCCTCTGAAAATACCAAGGATTTTTACATCGCCTGCAGCATCAGCCACATCGATAAATCCACCAGTTAACATCTTTACTGGATCTCCAGAAAATATTCCTTGGGTTGATCCTGATTCGATATTGTATTCGTGAACAGAATTATTTTGTCCACCACTACCTAGCGATCCAACCAGTTTAAACCCAAAAGGTGCATCTTTATTTGCCATTTTAATTTACCTCTTAAAATTTGAAATTATTTTCGTTTACCGCCTCCAAATGTAACACTTGAAGTTCTCCTTGGAGACATTATTGGAGAACGAGCATCAGATTCTTTCATGAGGTCGTTGTCTACCGCTTCTTGTGCAGAATCAGTTCTGCCTTGGTAGTATGCGTTACGTTCGTTTCTTGTTTCCTCTGGAATCTTAGCTAGTAATAAACCACCAACACTAACCACACCCGCGTGCTTTCCGTCTTGAATAGATGGTAAATCAAAATCTCCTATCTCTTCTGAGCGAACGAGTTCAAAACCCTCTCTCATTCTAGACATGACATTTTTCTTATCATCTTCATTCAAAACTTCTGCTCTAATCCATCTATATACATAGCCTGGGGGATTAGGTGGAGTTTCTAACATACTTGGGGGAGCCCAAGGTTTGCGTGTTTCTTCTTTAACACGAGTTTCAGCAGAGCGGGACACTCTGTTATTACTTACAAATTTCCCTTTTTCGTCTCTTTCCATTTTAATTACCTTTTAACATGTTTTGCGTACTCACTAAGAGGTACGTTAAGTTTTTTTGCCATAGCTACTTCCGATGGAGATAGCTTGACTTGTTTTTTTGAACCTTTAACTTTTGTGTCCGCTCTTGAAGCCGAAGCTACTCTTTGTTGTGGTTTTTTCACATCAAATTTATGTGGGAACTCAAGTCTGATTCTATTATCAACCTCAGTATAATACTCATCTGACTTTGGGTCAAAGCCTTCTTCTTCAACCAATTTCCTATGAATATTAAATGCGGCTAATGTCATAGTCTCATCTTCACCAAACCAAGTGTTTTTATCAGCCCAACTTTGTGCTTTTGGATCTGGTTCAGATGGAGTTGTTTGATAGCTAGGTACATTCTGCTGATAACCTTGTGGTTCGTTGTAGATAACTTGTTGATTATTTTGTTCAACTTGATCTTGATACTCCACTTGGCTTTTGCTTTGTAGTATCTTGCTTTCTTCTACTGCTATTTTAGCTAATATATCTTGTGCTTTGGCAACTTTATCAAAGTCCGAAACCTCATGAGCATTTTTCAAAGCTGCTTGAGCTTGTGCCCTTTGTGATTTTAGTCTATTTTCTGCCTCAGCTAGATATGACCTATCAAGAGACGAACTTCTGTATCTAAGACTTTTATTCTCCTCTTGTAATTGTTGCGCATAATTAAATGCACTATCTTTAGCTCTTTCTTCCTCTCTTAACCGTCTAGTAAGATTGGCTATACGTTTTTTTACTCTTTCAGAATAATCACCAAGTTCATCATCACCTTGTGACTCATCTTCTGATTGAGCTTCGACAACCTCTGGTTCATCGTCATTTGAACTAGGGGCTGGTTCAGATACATCTTCCGAAGGGATTTCTACAACCTCACCTTCTTCGATATTATTTTCTATTTCTTCAGCACTCATTTTTACTCCTATACTGCAACGATGTCTGTAGGATCGTGTATAGTTGCTATCACTTCATCATCGTTAATTATTCTGCATTCTGCATCATCACCAAGTTTGAATCTAGCTCCAGCATATCGACCTATCAACACCCATTGTTTTTCATTACACCATTTCTCTCCAGAAAATCTTTTGTCTTTGTAACATAACGGTCCCATCTTAACTACATAAGCACATACAGTTGCTAATGATTCTCTATCAACATGAGATTGTATTAAGTGTATACCACCCTCAGATACCCCTTTACCTTTAAACGGTAAGATAAGAATACGCCATCCAGTTGGCTGTGGCATTCTCTCAATTATACTTTTGTCTAATAAAGTTGGGTCTAAAACCCTTGATTGTTGAGGTATGTATGCTTGGTCAAGCTCCTCTCCAGTTTTATCGTTTTGTACTTCAATTTGTTTCGCAACGTGGTCAGGTACTATTACCTTGTTTGTCGTTTTCTTCGTCATCTTGTATAACTCTTCCCAGCAGCTCTCTAAGTTCCATTTCCACATCAACGAGAGAACTGTAACGTCCACGCAGAAATTCATATTGAGACATGTCTTTTACACCAGCTAGTAGTGTATCTTTCACATCTTCTTTTCTCTCTCGAATATGTTTGATTAGTTTATCTCTAACCCAAATTACAGACATTAATAAATACCAGAAAATTTAGTACCGTATTCTGCGATACCAACTCCTTTTGATTTACCTTTGCCCATACCTGGTTTAGGACTAACATCAGCAACAAAACTTTCCTTCTTAGAGTAAGAAAGATTACCCTTATTAGAGTAGCCTTGTTTGTTATTTAAAACTTTCTGTTCTTTAGCCATTTTTGAATTATTACACTATTTGTTGTATTTGTTAAGCAAATCTTGGATTTTTAATTGTTTCTGCTGATCTAGTCTTGCCCTTGCAGTATCGTCTCTCATCTCTGCAATATCCTCTTGTGCCGCTATCCTTTCCCTATCTATCTTATCTTGCCTTGCAGAATCCTCTGCTTTTCGTTTTTGGTCAATAATAAATTGTTGTTGTTCTTGGGCTAGTTCTTGACCCTTCAATGCTATTTCTTGTCTTTTCAAAGTTATTAGAGGATCTTCGTCACTAGGTGCTGATATTTTTTCACTATACTCTGCGACTAACTGTGCAAGGATAGGTGAAGAAAATTGTGCTACAAGTTCATCACTTTGTAGTTTTAAATTGTTAGCATCTTCTGGACTTGCTTGTTGCATCTGTTGATTGATTTGATCGTATTGATTTTTTAAATCTGGTGGCATTTGCTCTATGGCTAAATTATCTGCTTTCATTTGTAGGTGTTGCATTATGTGTGCATGTATTGTTGCTTGAACTTGTGCATTTGATTGTACTGGGGGTGTGTTAAATAAGCTCATATGTATAGCTATATGCGCATCATGATTCTGTTGTGGAAATGCAGTTTGTGGCATACCCATCATTAAACCGTTATTTTCCATACCAGCTTCCATAGGCTGAGGGTCTGTTGGTGGGGGTGGTATCAATAATTGTTCAACATTATCTACACCTATGGCAGCATACATTCTTCTATATGATTCATAAATACCATTAGGGCCATGTATATCTGGATTTGATTGCACTAATGCCATCATCTCTTGTGCCATAGCAATTCTTTGTGATGTGCTAAATATATCTGGGTTTGAAACTGGAAAGACATCTACTCTATCATCAAAATCACTTGCCTTAACACTTTTTGCACCACCCATTGTTAAATAAGGATAATCTTCTGGTAAGTATTCTTGGAAGACTCTTGATAAAATAGCAAATTCTTTTTTCTGAGAATTATGTAATCTTTTATGTATTGCAGACAGTACCTTGGTTGATCTTTCTAGCAAAGCCATAGTTGTTCCTACTGGAGCTTGTGGGTTGCCTTGTCCAGTATTTATTTCTGCTATAGAAGCAAAAGTTTTACCAGAGTCTACTAAAATACCTAACAAATTCAGTAAGGTGCTACTTGGTTCTTTGAAAGGTAAAGGTTGTATTGATTCTCTAAGAGAACCACCAGGGGCATCCACATCTCTGAATTCTCCAGGCTGTATAGGGGTATCTTCGTCCCTAATCCTAATACCTCTTGTCTTAAAACCAGCAGGAAGGTTAGACAGGGTACCTGCATCAATCAACTGCCTCATAATAGAAGTGGATGCCTTTGATAAACCACCTATCATATGAGTTAATCCAAAACCATAAAAGCCTAAACCAGGCAAAAATTTGAAATGTACGAAGTATTCTATTTTTTTTCTTAACGGATCATCTTGTTTATAGTTTCTTCTAATTGAAAGAATATTGTTGGAGTTAGAGTCTATAGTGACAATGTAAGGTAATTTGACTCCAGTATTTTCACCGTCAGAGTCTAAATCTTCAAATCCTTCTAAATCCAAATTACAATGCACTTCATACAGAACTGCAACTTCACTATCATCGTTTCTAGATTCTATACCAGTTAATTTTTCTATTTCATCTTCAACATCACCATACTGACTGTCATTACCATACTGAACATCTACCTTAGAATAAAAACCCATAGCTTGTTGTTTTCTAAGTTCATTCTCTGGCATTTTTATGATATGTGTGATACGACTACAAGAATCTAAATCAGTAGTGTAGTAAGGTACGATTAAATCTTCTGGGGCAACAAATTTAGAAACTGCTCTACCAAGAACATCATCGTAATATATTTTTTTAAAAGCAGAGCCAGCTAGAGGAAGATAAAATAAAAGTTGGTCTAATTCTTGGTCATACTCTTGCATTTCATGAACTATTTGATAATTCATAAATTCTGCAACTCTTTGTGCTTGTGTTTCTAGTTCTGGACTATAGTCACCAACTACTTGTGTTTTAACTGGTCCATTAGCGGGCAATAATTCTTTGTATGCTTGAGCTTGAAAACTGGTTACTGCTTCACCTAATAAAGGATGGATAACACCAGAGGCACCCTCAAAAGGCTCTGACCTATCTTCATCAAACTTCATACCTAGATATTTAAGACCATCTGTATATGTTTTTTCCCAATCTTTTCTTGATGACTTATCTTTTTCTATTGATGCAATTAAATCATTTGCTACATTCATTAATTCTTCTGGATCAACTACCTCAGCTAAATTGCCATCAAAACTTACATCAACTAATTCTTCTTCTTCACCTTGAACTGCACTACCATCTTCCAACAGAGTAAACCCATCTGGTGACGGTTCGTTTTCAATATTTATTATTTCATCAAACTGTTGCTCAACTTCAGTTTTGGGTTTGTTTGGATTGACCTCTATAGGTTCTTGTCTTTCTATTGCCATTTTTAGTGTATCGTTTCGTTTGTGTTTAATTCTAAATTAGCCAAAGGAAACATCTCTCCAACTAATTTTAAATTTAAGTCTTTTGCTTGTCGATTAGCAGATTCTAAACTGTCTGCCATAATTACTGGCCCTTCAACATAATTACCATCTTTTTCGTATTCGGTCATGTAAAATTGAATCATTTTAGTAGTACATCCTTTTTACTGGTGCTTTTTGTTCATCTTCATAGTCATCTGATAGCGATACCAAACCACCCTCTCTAAAACGCATTAGAGCTTGAGTCATTGTATCACACAAATCATCATGTGCACCAAAAGGGAAACTTGCACACTCTTCTATCATGTCTTCAGCAAATTTTCTTTGAGGTGCCCACACCAAACCAGACTCAAATATTGGAGCTACCGAATGCATCCTCGAATGTTTGTCATGACCCCTTGATGGAGAATAATTAACAACTGGTATACCTAATCTTCTAAGTTCTTGTGTGAGTGGTGTACCAGATGCTTTAGCCTCTATCAAAACCATATCTGGATCCCAATATTTATATTCTTCTTGAGCTATTTTTTTAAGGTCTGGAAAATCCCATCTACCTTTTTGGCAGTCTAATAAAATTATTGAATCTGGTTGATCTTCACTTGGTCGAAACACACCCCAAGTAGATATAGCTGAGTAGTCAGCAGTTTGTTTTCTAGAGTATGCCGTATCATAAGATTGTATTATGTATTGAACGGATGGTAATTGTTCGTGTGCCCACTCTTGCCACCATTCTCTTTTTATTATAGAGCCTTCCTCGGCAGTTGGTGTTTGCATCCATTGTGAGTTCCATTTCATAGTAGGCAAGGATGCTTTGACTTTTTTTAATTCATCGATAGGCCAAAACTCTGGCCATAGTGGTTTGTCTGTATCTTCAAAGATAGCGGGAAACTCTATAACTTCCCATTGATCTGCTAATGGTTCTTTTTGTGCATTTATAAGTTTTGCAGTCAAATCAATATTACTCCATCTAGTCATCACTAAGACGATAGCCCCTTTTGGTTGTAACCTTTGTCGAGGTCCAGAAGTATACCATTCCCAACATGCTTCCATTTGTGTTAGAGAGAGTGCATCTTGTTCAGAATGTGGATCATCAATTATTAACAAGTCTGCACCACGACCAGTTATAGCTCCACCTACACCAGCAGCAAAATACTCACCACCTTTGTTGGTTTCCCAACGACCAGCAGATTTAGAATCGGCAGACAAAGAAACATCTGGAAATATTTTAGTGTAGTCTTCACTATCCATTAAGTTTCTTACTTTACGACCAAACCTTACAGCTAACTCACCAGTATGGGTTGTCTGCATTATTTTTTTATTTGGAAACTTACCCATTACCCAAGCGGGAAAATAAGTAGAAGCAAACTCTGATTTAGTGTGTCTAGGTGGCATATTAACAATCAGTCTGTTAATTTTGCCAGTAGCTATATCTTCTAATTTTTGAGCAAATATTTTGTGATGTCTGCCACAAATAAATTCTGGCCATATGTTGTTTATAAAATCTAAAAACTTATCTTGGCATGTTTCTTGTTTTTTTAAGTCGGCTAACCTTTCTTGTAAAAGATAGGCTTCTCTCAACTCACTATCTGAAAGATTTGTTAAATTCATAATTCTGCTAACATATCATCTATCGAAACAAAACCACCATCTTTGAATGCTGGTATTCTTTTGCCTTCTGCTAAAGCCTTTCTTATTGGATCAAGGTCAAAAACATAACTATTAACTCTAGGCAAATCTTCCTTACCCATAAAAAATTGTGGTGCCCTTATGCCTTTTTTAACCAAATTTGCGTATTCTTCACCCAATTCCTCAATAAGAATTTTTCCGTCATCTTTCGTTAACTGTCTAGGCGAATTAATGTAGGGAGGCATCTTTTCAGCTACAAACTCTTCCAGCTTTCTTGACCTACTCATTTTTGCTGCCTGTTTGAACTGAGATGGTGTGAGCAATTTTAATTGTGGATATGCGCCGTCTAATGTTGCCATATCAATATCTAATCCATCTTGTTTATACTTTGGTTCTATTTTTATATGTTTATCTGGATCTAGACCTAATTCTCTATAAATTTTAAGCATTTCTTCATAAATATTTTTGTAATTTCTGTAAACTGCACTTTTCTCCGCGTATTCGTCTGCCTCTGGCATAACTTCGTAAAATTTTATATTCGTAGTATTGCTTAAATCATTAACAAGTTTTCTTGTAGGAAATTTATGTTGTTGTGTATTTGAACCTTTAACATAAGGATCTGGATCAGTTATTGTTAATTCTTCACCTTTTTTTGTTAAGGGTATGTTGTCTTGTGTGATAGCTTTGTTTAGACCTTTTTTACTTATTTCGGCTAATCTTTTTATTGTTGCCTCTGAGTCTGCATATAAGTTTGGACTTATTGCATATTCGACTACACCCCCTTCACTAGATATATTAGGATTTGTTCCATCTCTTACTGCATAATAATTTTTTCTATTTGCTATTCTTTTGGCACCCTCGGTCATTTCGTCAGTATTAATAAGTGTTTTACCTTTACCTTTTATAGCCTTAACTCCATCTTGGAAAGGGTTTACAAAATCTTCATCAATCAATCCTGCTCCGATAAATTTATCGATTCCAGTACCGCTAAATAAATACCCAGCTCCAGCTTCTACTTTAGCTTTAGCAACATCTAATTTTTGCCCTGCGTCTTTTAATTTTTTAAGTTTTCTTTTTTCGGATTCTTTTATAAAAAATTTTTCCTCTCTTGTTAAATTTATTTTTTCGGCTGGTTGTGTGCCTATCATCTTTGGGTTTGGGTTATTTACCACAAGACTTTGTAAAGTTTCATCATCTGCTTTTCTTATATCATCTATAGTGGTGCCCTCTTTCAACATAAAATCATCAAACAATAAATCTTCGCCTCGGAACAAATTTATGTCTTTGTTTTCTGCTCTAGCAAGGTCGTTGTAATTATCTATAAACCCTCTCAAATCTTGTATTTTTGCATCAAACCCCGCGCCTGTAGTAGGAATATAATGTGGGTTTACTAAACCCGCCTGTTCTTCTTTGGTTAAATCTCCAAATTGATTGCTTCTTCTCGTTCTTATACTTGCTAAACTTTTTTGCCTATCTGACTGCAATCTCCTAAGTGTTACAGTATTGAGTGTAGGGTAAATCTCAAACCCATCAAAAGCATAGGGCCTATGTAATTCTGGATCATTTGTGACTCTATTGTAATGTGTACTATCTCTACCTTTCCTTACATCACCATAGTTTGTTCCATCAGCATTTTTGACATAATAAAGATTTGCAAAACCCTCTGGGCCAGTACCCGCAACACCTCTAAAAAAAGCGTCTCTAGCTGATCTTTCTGCTCTCTGAGCCATTGATCCAGTAACTTGAACAGACCTTAATGTGCCTGGCTGTTTACTAGCCATATATTGATTTAATCCTTCTGGTGTTACTCTATCTAAATTAGCTTTAAAGTAATTTGTAAGATCTGGGTGTAAGTCACCATTCTTGGTGATGACATTTAGCATTTCTAATTCACCTAATTTACCGGGTACTTTTTTCTTTAACTCAGCAACCAAGCTACCTAATTTTTTTGGATTGTTAGGAAATTGTGATAACGCTTTTCTACTAGGTGATATTAGACCTATAGGATTGTCAAAAGTAGTGATAGGGGGATCAACCTCACCTCTAGATATATTAATCGGCACACCATCCATATCAAGAAAAGGTTTAGATCGTGTATCAAAATATTCAAACTCACTATCCTTAATAGCAGGTAAAGATGAACCACCACCCCCTGGTATGTTGTCACCAACTTTGGCAAATCTTGTGAGTCCTCTAGCAACTCTAGGTATTGCACCTATAACTGGTAGAGTCCCCAAACCAGCAAGACCTTGTAACAGTCTGTTGCCCAAACCACCAAGCCTATCGTCTTGTGCAAATCTCTCTTCTGCTCTCTTGCCAAATTCACCTACCTCGAAAGCAGCAAGTCCCTCACCTACAACTGGTGTGACACTTATGCCTAATTGTTCTTTG